GCAAGACCGATGCCCGTTTACTCAGTACCTGGATACATTGACCACTTCTAAAGAAAATTTCGCTGAAGGTTACCCACAGGGCCCACAGGGTCACGCGCGCGCGTTAGATCACGCGCACGTACCATGTGGACTTGTGGATAACCGGCAGCGAAAGGAGTCGCCTCTATTCCCTTCGGGCGGCGACGGTCAAACCAGGAACACACGGGCAAATAAAATCTTGCAAACAACACAACAAAACGCCAAACCAGCCCTAAGCCTCGGGAGAAAATAATGCCGGCATCATCAATCTTAGCTAGCGCAGTAATAGGCGGACTAGGCAACGTCCTGGGCGGACTGTTCGGAAAGAGCGGACAGGAAGACGCAAACAGAACAAACCTCATGATAGCCAGGGAGAACAGAGCCTGGCAGGAACGAATGAGCAACACAGCCAACCAACGAGCCGCGGCAGACCTTGAGGCCGCCGGGCTCAACCGAATCTTGGCAATGGGAAAACCGGCAAGCACACCAGCCGGCAACATCGCAACAATGCAAAACGTAAACGAACCGATGGCTCGGGGAACAATGCAGGCTGCAAACATCGCAGCAAACACCGCATTGCAAATCGCGCAAGCGCGGAAAATCGAACAAGAAACAAACACAGCGGCAACACAAGCAACGCTGAACCTAACAACGGCAGAACTAAAACAATCGCAAGACGCTCTCGCACAAATGCAAACCAATCTGTCAATGGAGCAGATGCGAAACGTCATCGAACAACGAACGGGAATCACGTTCAAAAACAAGCAGGCCGACTACGACCAGCAAATACGCAAACTACAAATCGCGAAAGTACAATCAGAGTCAGAATTCTACGACTGGCTAATGGGAGCGAATGCAAACGAAATTGCGAACGCAATGGGCAAAGCAGGACCACTTGTCCTGGCAGCTATACGAGCGTTCTTCATCACACAAAGAGGAAAATAAAATGCCAGTCCGAGACACCACAAAACGAATTCGCCAGGTACACCCGGCATGCGGAAAAACCGTAACCGAACAACACCACGCGAAAACCTGCAACATCAACTACATAATCGCGAAATACCAAAAAACCGGACTCGTCAGCCACATCAACAAACACGAAGGCCGATACGGAGACGTATCGGGGGCGGACTACGAAAGGGCAATGGAGCTCGTCACAGACCAGGAAACAATGTTCAACGAGCTCCCAAGCAGCGTGCGAGCTCACTACGACAACGACGTAGCGGAATACCTCGAACACGTGCGAACTGCGGAAGGCGCCGCAGAACACGCGCAACTGCTAAATCCGGCCCCAGAGGTACCGGAAGAGGAAATAACGGCTCCTGCGGAGCCTCAGCCGGCGACAGAACCAGAAACGGAACCTGTCACCTAGCACAGTTAACATCAAGTAAGAAACTGTGCGGCCCGCGAAAACATGGTTTTCCCGGGACAAAAAAATGTTGAGCGAAGCGGAAAATTATAAAGAGAGCACCCTACGGGGTGCTCCCTATTCCTATGGGGCGGCGGGTGGTGGTCGCAAGGAACCAACCATCCCGCCAAGCCTAACATTGCTGTCAAGGCATAACCTGTGGATAAGTCTGCTAACGCTATGTATGGTGGGACTTCCAGCGTGTCAAACAGCAATCATAATGGAGCAAAAACTATGCGTAGACGCAGGCTCAACAGAAAACGAAGCAAAAAAATGTTCAGAAAAGGGGCGCAACGCGTGCACCCGAAAAACGTACGCCGTGCACCACAGCGAGGCGGCTGGCGACTCTAGATGCCATGCTTCCGACCGTTAAACGCCTGGCAAAGTCCCGCAGGGGGGGCGGTCGTATTCACACCGTCGAGGTCGCATCCAATGTCGTTACAACTTCCCTGCGGGCAATGCATAGGCTGCCGGCTCGACAAAGCCTCAACCTGGGCAACACGATGCATCCACGAAGCATCGATGCACGAAGACAATTGCTTCGTAACACTGACGTACGACGACAACCATTTGCCCTGGGACGGAAGCCTAAACAAACAACACTTCCAAAAATTCATGAAACGACTCAGAGAACGAGTCAAAACCAAAATCCGATACTTCCATTGCGGAGAGTACGGAGAAAAATTACAAAGGCCGCATTACCACGCGCTGATATTCGGATATGACTTTCCAGACAAAACGCAATGGACACAAAAAGACGGCATCCGTACGTACACATCTGAACTTCTGGAGAAAATATGGCCCTTCGGATTCAGCACCATCGGGGCCGTCAGCTGGGAAAGCGCAGCATACTGCGCCAGGTACGTTACCAAAAAACAAACAGGGGACCAGGGAAAGGACCACTATTGGCGAATCCTCGCCACCGACCTCGAGGTCGAACTACAACCAGAATATGCAACCATGTCACTCAAGCCCGGAATCGGCGAGACATGGTTTACAGAATATAAAGACGATTGCTTCCCGAGCGATTTCATCACTGTCAACGGCAAGAAAAAACAAATCCCCAGGTACTACGACAAACTGCTCGAAAGACACAACGAACTCGACCTGGCAACAATCAAAGAAAACCGAAAACGGGAAGCACGAAAACACCACGAAAACAACACCGGAAAACGCTTACGCGTCCGGGAACAATGCCAACAAGCAAAACTAAAAACACTACAAAGGAACCTCGAAAATGAAACACGGCCTATTTAGCGTACGCGACCAAGCGACAGAGACATACAACGTAACGTTCACAGCACCGACAAACGCAGCAGCCATGCGCCAATTCGGCGACCTGGCACAAGACGAAAACACAAACGTCCACAAGCACCCGACAGACTTCGTACTGTACAGGGTAGGCAGTTGGGACGACGACACCGGGGAAGTACTCCCGGAAACACTACAAAAACTTGCACAAGCAGAGGATTATCATGGCGAACCGAGTACCTAAAAGACCATCACAAAACCGCTACTCCGTAGCGCCACAAGCAAACATAGCGCGGTCAACTTTCGATCTCAGTTTTCCAGTGAAAACCACGTTCGACAGCGGCTACCTAATTCCGCTGCCACCTATCGAAGTACTTCCAGGAGACAGTTTCAGGCTTCGCATGACCGCACTAGTCCGGCTCGCCACACCATTGTTTCCAACAATGGATAACCTACACCTGACCAGCTTCTGGTTTTTCGTAGCAAACCGATTAACCTACGAAAACTGGCAGAGATTAATGGGAGAACAAGACAACCCGACGGACTCAACCGACTACATAATTCCACAAACAAGCCGCGCAGGATCACCATTCGAAGAAGGAACGGTCCACGACTATTTCGGCCTCCCAGTAGGGGTAAACGGACCAGACGCACCATCAGTCAGCGCACTTCCTTTTCGGTGCTACAACCTCATATTTCGAGACTGGTTCAGAGACGAAAACCTGCAAGACAGTCCGCCGATCCACAAAGGGGACGGACCGGACTCCTACGCCGACTACCAACTATTGAAACGCGGCAAACGAAAAAATTACATAACGAGCTCACTCCCTTGGCCGCAGAAAGGCCCTGGCGTCGACATACCGCTCGGAACAACAGCACCAATCGTCACCAACGCAGCGGAAGGAGAAGGAGTAACAGTAAAAGCAGCTGACGGTTTCAGCAGAGACCTGGAAGCAGACGGAGCTCCCAGCGGAACCAGGGTAATGCTCGGGACGACCGTCCTGGGCGAAGAGCTCTACGCAGACTTGACCAACGCAACGGGCGCAACAATTAACGACTGGCGCGAAGCCTTCCAGCTGCAAAAACTCCAAGAAAGAGACGCACGAGGCGGAACCAGGTACACCGAAATACTGAAGAGCCATTTTCAGGTGACAAGCCCTGATAGCAGACTGCAAAGGCCGGAACTGCTAGCAACGGGCCAAAGCCCGGTACAAATGAACGCGGTACCACAAACGTCCGGTTCGCCAGGAGCGACCGACTACACACCAACACCACAAGGAAACCTGTCAGCTTACGGCCAGGGAATAATCAACAGACACGGATTCACGAAGAGCTTCGTAGAACACGGTTACATCATCGGAATCCTGAACGTCCGCGCAGACCTCAACTTTCAGCAGAGAATAGACCGCCACTGGAGCCGGTCCACAAAATACGACTTCTACTGGCCGGCACTCCAAGCCCTGGGAGAGCAAGCGGTATTACAAAAAGAGGTCTACAGCGACGCAACAGCACAAGACGACGCCATCTGGGGATACCAGGAACGATGGGCCGAATACAGATCAAGCATGGGAGCAATAACCGGGGCGATGAGATCGAGCGCAGCAGCATCACTCGATGCCTGGCACTACGCGCTCGACTTCGGAGAAGAACCACCGGCGCTAAACGAAACATTTATCGAAGATACGCCACCGGTAGAACGAACAGTCGCCGTACAAAATGAGCCGGAATTCATAATGGACGCCTGGGTAGACGTCAAAGCAGCAAGACCGATGCCCGTTTACTCAGTACCTGGATACATTGACCACTTCTAAAGAAAATTTCGCTGAAGGTTACCCACAGGGCCCACAGGGTCACGCGCGCGCGTTAGATCAC